CAACCTGACTGGTGGCGAGAAAAATTGTTAAAAAACATGCCTATTGAAATAGTGCATGAAGATATCAGCGTGTTTGACAAAAGCTACAAATGGCCACATGTCAAAGGTTGCAACTACGATGTGACTGTGTTGCGAGTCAAATAAGGCAAGAACTTTTTATAGATACGGCCTTCTCTGGCATCATCGTCACTCCAGTGTGCTGCTGCTAGATTGTAGATCCACTGTTGCCGATCAAACTGTTCTGGTGATTCAATCTTGGCAATGTCCTGGTTGGCCACTGCCCAACTTACACAGCTGATATCATCTACAAAAATAGGTATGCCTGCACAGGCTGCTGCCACACTGGCACTGCTGTTGAAGAATACTGCGGCATGTGCTCGTTGAAGATTGTCAGTGAGTCGGGCTGCTGTGGGTTCTAACACTTGTACACCTAGTCTAGTTTGATAATGTTTGGTTCTGAACTGTAAAAAATCTGTGGGCTTGTAAGCACCTGGATGCGGTCTCACCAAAATGGTACGATCAGTATGCTTGCGTATGTCAGAAATTTTTTGCTGTAACCATACCAATGGATCTAGAGCTTTCATAGCAAACCCTCCATCACGTTGCATACAGATCAATATATGTCCGCCGGGATTTTTTTGTGGTGGTGCCATTGAGATGCCTAATGCTGTACTAATTTCTTGCCACTTGCTGCTGTCGCTGTTGTGATTGGCATATTCTGCTCGATCATAAAAAGGACCATCCAAACTGTAACGCAAGTAACTGCTGGCATTGTCTAGATATTTCCAACAGCTGGCATCAATGCACATGGTATGATTGCCATGCAATCGTTGTTGTGCTATGATTTCTTTACGCAACACTATGTTGGGTCCACCGGTATTGGTGGTAGCCCAGCCCAACATCACAGCCAGTCGACTGGGTGTGTATCTGTGCGAAGTTTCAAGTACCACGCTGTGCCCACTTTTGGTCACACCGGCTGCAAAACTTTCAAGACACTGTGTTTTTCTCACATGCTTTTGAAAGTTGGCCACACTGGAAATATAAACTACTACATCAACCATCGTTGAGTATTCTCCATGCAGTGCCATCGCGCATTTCTGCTTCGGTGAACTGACAGTAGGCCAAATGCCTTGCCCAAACAGAGATCTCGTCAAGACTGGGTCGTTTGATTGACTCAATTTCTGCAATGCTGGTGCTGCAAACTGCTGCGGCTGCGTTGGGCCCTAGTGTGATAGCCGGCTTGCCAGACAAGATGGCTTCGCCTGCTGCAATACTGCTGTAGGTAATCAAACAATAGATATCTTGACTCAAGGCCATTTCTATGGTGTCATCATTGACTCGAGTGGCACGACCTTGTTTGCGTCGTATCACAACTTCTCTATCAGTATGGACACTAATCTCAGCCAAGGTCTGACTCAACCAAGTTTCGAGATCTATGTCGTAGAGATTCAGTAATTTTTGGCTGGGCGGTGCCAGTAATATTTTACTACCCTCGGCACGTACTTTTTTTAGAGTAACACCAGTGCGATCCAAACGGTCTGAGGGTCGTTCTCTCACTGGACCAAAGTTCTGTACATCATTGCGTGTGATACGATGATAATTTTTCTTTTTTCCGTTGCCAAAATAACCAGTGTCGATGTAATAAAAATCTCTGCCGGCAGCTCGGCACGTATCCATTTGTTTGCGTTTGGTTATGCCGCGCAGCACCACAGGTGTTGTTGTGTTTTCTTCTTTTGACCAGGTGCTGATTTGGCCGCCGGCACCTTGAACAAAACTTTGTAATGTGGGGTCGTACATGTGGCCTTTCCTTTCATATCTATACTCACTGTCCAATGCCACTATGCGGTCAACCGGCAATTCAGCAATCTGCTGCATGAGAGTCTGTTGTGTAACACCGTAGTACAGTCCTGCAGGGTCCACACGGTATTTTAAGATGTCATCAAAAAGTTTTCTTATTTCCGGAACAACCATGTCCAACGCATGTTTTTCCGGCAGCGGAAGCAATTCTAATTCTTCTTGATCCATTATTGATCTGTCCTTTGTTGACAGTGTTCTGTCAAGGCACGTTCTGCATGCCAGTGTTCGTTCATTGGTGTGTGTTTGAATTCATCAAAGCAAGGTGTGCCCAGCGTGTAGTGCAATAATTTGGCATTTGGATTTGGTCCATATTCGTCTGGCAGCCAGTTCCATTCAGGAGGCAGCTCGCCTAACCGGTCGTCATCTATCCAAGAAAAACGATGCAAGAAAGCACCTGTTGATTTTTGTACAAATTCTGGATTCAGCTGCCGGTTGCGTATGGCATTGCAATTCCACAATATCACGCTGGACCAATTTTTACGCGGATAATCTTCGTTTGGGCTGCCTAGATATTTTTCTTTCATTCGTGTCTTGTAGTCATGCTTGACTACCATGGCATCTTTGGTATATTGTTTTAGATTCCAAAGTTCAGCTATATCTCCACGCACAATCATGTCGCCGTCAATGAATATAGCCCAGCCCTGATATTCCATGAGATATGGCACTAGGAAACGTGTGTAGATAAAATGATTTGATCCGTCGGTGTGTGTTTCGGCATAGTCTCGGAACAGATTCAATGCCACAGGCACTACGGCCACTGGCTGGCTGCTGTTGCGTATGATCGAATTCACACAGGTATGATACGCAATAGCTTCTCTGGGATCATAACCTACAAAAACTGGAATTGGTTTCATAGTCTTGTGATGTCCTCTTCTACGCAATTGTCTCCATACTGTATTTCGATCAGGCGCAGCGGCCGATCAGTTTCATTGCACAATTGATGCCATTCGTTTACATCAATCCAGCTGTGTTGATGTTTTGTCAATTGATCTTTGATGTCTCGATCAGTGCTGGAATCTAATGTATAAACTGTGGCTTCGCCCTCGGCCACAAACCAAAATTCTGCTCGTTGATCGTGGCGTTGCATGCTTAAACATGTTTTGGGCATGACCGTGAGTTCTTTGACTTTGGTATGTGTGCCCACTTCATGTAGCACGTGATAATATCCCCAGGTTCTTTGAGTTTTCATGAAGATATTTATAGGCGCAGATTACACCGTAATATCTTCCATGCCTGCAGTTCTTAGTCGGACCACGTGTCCCATTTGCCACTGTTTGGTATCTAGGCCTTTCATTATGCCCAGCCAGCGATTGCGTAGGTATGCCACTTCGTTGATGATGGTTTCATAGTCAATCACTTCATCTTCGCCTTCCACATACTTTTCTGCATCTCTACTGGTCAGAGCACGGGCATAGCCTTCCAGATACTTTTGAAAATGTTTCCTGCGTATTTTGCGTAGTTGTATGTTGAGATAGTTTAACACAGCTTCAATTTCTTGCAGCTGATTAAATCTTTGTTCAGTAATGCCTGGCAATGCGGTGATGTTTTTTTCTACCAGGCCACCAATCTTGCAGTCTCGTTTGGCATCTTCAAGCTCGCGCTCGTAATGACTGATAAAGTCTGGAATTGCATCCAGACTAGCAGTTACGCGACTGTACCACATTAATTTTCCCAGTCGTCTTCGTGGTAATCTTCTTCTTCAACATCGTCCTCTTCTGCATAGTCCTTGTCGTCATCAAGATATACTGTAAGAGCACGTTTGATATCTGAATCACCTTTGAAAGTGTCTTTGATATCGTCCACATCACAATCATTGTCGATCAAGATGGCCACAACTGTTTCGGCTGCTTCGTCTCGATCCACTGTGTTTACATAACGTTTGAGTTCTGACCACATTTCGCTGGCCACTGCTACTGCTTCATTCATTCTGCTGTTTCCTCCGTGGTACTTAGCTCTTCTTTGTGATTTCCAAAATCTGCCATGGCACGATCCAAGCAGCCTTCTTCGTTGGCTTCCCACTTTTTGCGGAACTTCTTGATGATCTCGCCATCAGTGGTAACAAAAACCAAGCTATTGCCTTCCTTCTTTAGCAAGTTGCGTTTCTCCATGAGATCCACCATGCCTGAGTAAGGGCTCATACCTGTTTCATAAGGAATCTTGACCTGCACACCTTCAAAAGGTTTGGCATAGCGTGTTTTCATCACTTTACAAGCAGCACGGATACCCATGACATCTGTGATCTTGTTGCCGTCCTCGTCCTCTTTGAGTTTGAGTTTTTTCATGGCCACAACAATTGAGCTGGCGTAGATAAAACCTTGACCACCGGAGATCTTGTCGTCTGGATCAAACATGTCCTGACTTGCGTAGGTATGATTGGTACAAACCAATCCTACATTGTAGCTACCAAACATGTTGACACAGTTACGCACAAGACTGGTGAGAGCTTTGGGCTTGCGGCCTAGGTCACCTTTCATCTCGCCTGCATCAAACTGGTTCACGTCAGTGGGTGTGAGCAACATACCTAGACTGTCGATCACAAACATGACCTTGGGGCGTTCGCCGTCAGGCAGGGCCTTGTAGTCACTCATGAATGTGGAGATTGTTTTGGCCACATCATCAATCATGGCCATGCTCAGCTTGAGCAGTTTGTCTTGGCCAGTATCTACACCTAGTGCTTTGAGCCAGTCCTCGTCCAAGGCATTTTCACTGTCAATCAACACCACGTAGATGCCCTGTGCTTGGGCGTTCTTGATGATGTTGCCAGAACAGATGTAGCTTTTGCCGGCGCCAGATTCACCAGCAAACACAGTGACCTTGCCCAAGGGAATACCCTTGTTAAAGTCTCCTGAGATTAGATAGTTCAAGGCATAGTTGCCGGTGCTGATCCAGTCTGTGGGATCATTGAAGCCAATTGAAAGTCCTTCAATGCTTTTGGTTATTTCCTTGCGGAATTTGCTTACGTCAAATGGTTTTCCCATGATGGTTTCCTTGTAATGATTTAATCAATGTTATATTATTGTTGTCTAAAAAGCAATGACTATCTTGCCAA